AATCGGCATTACTCTTAAGCACCACCCCAGCTGGCACCACGATGGTAGCGCCGCCCGCATCCCAGAAGGCGGGCCAGCTGCCCGCGTTATTTTTGCTGAGGCTCAGCACCGTGGCATTGGTTTCCAGCCGATAAGTGCCGCCGTGCAGGCCAGCCGCAGCCAGGAAGTCGTCGAGCGTGCTGAACGGGGCGACCGAGTTATCGGCGTAGTGGGCGTAGAGGTTGGCGGCGCGGGCGGCCAGCGTGGCTACTACGGCCGGGTCGGGCGCGAAAGGCAGCCAGTTGCTGGCCTCGAAGTCTTCCAGGCTGATAAAATCCGCCCGGGCGTAGTAGCTCTGACCCTGATAGGTAATAAGGTCGTTTTGCAGATAGGTCGTATCGGGTGCGAAGGCCCCACGGTTGCGGCCGTTGGCGGGGGCGGGCTGCGCCAGCTCGTCGATGCCCAGCCAGCTGCGCAGCGCCGCCTGCCCCACGGTCAGGTTGCGGTTCTCCTCGGCCGGCTCATCCTGCGGCCGGCGCAGCACGGCCAGCCGGTCGCCGGGCATCAGGTTGCTGGCAATGGGCTTCTGGCTGAGCTTCGTTTTTGCTAAATCAGGCATGTTCGTAGACTAAAATTTCCCCGCTTTCGGCCTGCCAGGCCGTGCCGTCTTCGTGGTAGATGGCATCGGCGGGCAGCGTTTGGAGGGGCGGCACGAGCAAACGGTTTTGTGCGCCCGCGACCTGCCAGCGCGCGGCGGCCACCTCGTAGGTAGCCGTGGTGAGCAGGTACACCGCCGGGCGGGCTTCGGCCGGGTCGGTGAGCAGTTGGCCCGGGCCCTGGGGCAGCAGGCCCCGCAGGTTGCCGCTGAGCACCTGGGCCGGGGTGCGCTGCCAGAGGTTGCGGGAGTACACGAGCCAGTCGCCCGCCTCCCGCAGCTGGCCGGCCGGGTCGCCGGCCAGCTGCCAGCGCTGGGTAGGCAGGCTGCCGGCATCGAGCAGCGTGCCGCGGCGGCGCACGAAGGGCGTATCGGAGTGAAAGAGTTTGAGCTCGCTATCGGTGCGGCTCACGAGCGCGCCGGTGTCGCTGGCGTACTCGCTCACCCACTTGTCGGCCGTTTCCTGCTCCACGTTTTCCCACGCCAGCGCGAGCTCGGTGATGTCCACGGTGCAGGCCACGGGGTTATTGGGCGGGCCCAGCGGCTGGTAGATGCGCACGTACACGGGCTGCGTGCCCTGGGGGCTGGCGCCGTAGCCGCGAAAGCGGAAGGTTTGTTCGCTGCTGTCGGGGAAACGCAGGTAGGACTGGCGCAGCACATCTTCGACGTGCTGCGACTCGCCGGGCGCGGCCAGGAAGGGCGCCACCCACACGCCCCCGAAGTTGAGCGCCACGTAGAGCACGAGCTGCGCGCCCTCTACGTCAGACGGCTTGTTGCCGTAGGGCTTGGCCTTGAAGCTGAGCGTAAACGTGCCGTCGTAGGCGCCGCGCGCGCCGAAATCGCGCAGGGGCACGGGCACGCTGGCCGGCGTTTGCACCCAGCCCGCCAGCTCGGGGTGCTGAATATGATTCGGGTCCAGCGAGCCCGTCAGGCGCAGTAGCGGCGCCTTATCGCGGCCCTGGTACACAAGCTGGGAGCTAGCGGTGCCCGGTGAGGTGCGCCAGCCGGCGGGGGTCGGGTTGGGCAGGTCCGTATTGGCTGGCTCGAAGGGGGCCAGAAAGTTGGTTTGCTCGCCCGGCTCGGCGGCGATGGTGAGCGTGCTCACGGCCGGGCGCAGGCTTTGGCGCTGGCTGCCAGCCCGCCAGTGCGGCTGGCCCGCTGTGGACGCATGCACGGCCAGCAGCGGGGCGGCCAGGGCCGGTGCCAACAGCGTCCCATCGGCGGCATACTGCATGTAGGCTGGCACATCGAGCGTGAGGTCAGCCAGGCGCTCCAGCCACCACGCGCCGGCCCACTGGTAAAGGCGGGCCTGAAAGGTGGTGAGGATAGCCTGGAGCACCTTGCCGCAGTCCCAGGCCTTGCCTTTCTCGTCCTGGTACTGGCCCACATCGAGGCGAATCTGGTCCAGGGCACCCGCGGCCAGGCTGGCCGTATCGGGGTAGAGCTGCCAGCGCACCCGCAGCGGTAGCTCCAGCTCCAGCTTGCCCAGCACGAAGAGCAGCAACTCAACTAAGGGCCAGTCGCCGTACAGCGCCTGCCCGGCCGCGCCCACGAAGGGCACGGTCGAGAGCGTGCCCAGCCCATCGGTGGCCGAGAGGGCGAAATCGGCCGGCGGGGGCAGGAAGGCGGCGTCGTACTGTTCGGGCAGCAAAAAGCCGCGCCACACCTCTTGGCCGGCCACCTGCACGTGCACGCGGTGCAGGCGCTCATCGCCGCTGAAGAGCGGTAGAAACTGCCCGGCCCGAACGACTTTTAGCGCCAGCTGGCACTCGCTGCCGCGCAGCAGGGTGCTGAAGAAATGGTCGGTGGCACTGCCGGGCCAGTCGAGCGTGACCGGCGCGGGCTGGGCGTGGGCCAGCTCCTCCACTTGGCCCGCGTACTCGCGCTCGTAGATAGTGAGCGCGCAGGCCCGGTTGTCAGCATCCCGAAAGGCGTGGTGGTAGCGGGGCCCGTAGGGCGCCGTGATGGTGATGGTCGCCATGGCTGAGCAGGCGCCCGCGCGCGTTTCGCGCACCCACACCTGGTAGCGCCCCGGGCGCACGGCCAGGGTATAAGCCAGCGGCGTGGCCGCCGGGGCTGAAAGGCCAGGCGTGGCGAAGTTGTTGAGGCTAAAGAGCACCGGCCCCTGAGCGCCGGCCGCCGTCGCCGTGAGGTCGGCGCGCCCGCCGGCCACGGCAGAGGCCGTGAGCGCCAGCGTAAGCGTGCAGCGGGCCTGGCAGGCCAGCACCCCATCGACCGGCTTGAGCGTGATGCCGCCCAGCCCGTCGTGGGTAACCTGCACCTCCGTGAAGGGCGTCACGCCCGGGTCGAGGCACCACCGGTCGATGATGTCGTCGGTGGGCCGGCTGTAGCGGGTGCCGTCGAGCGACTCGGCCGGGAAGTACACCGCCGCCGCGCGCGTAGCCGGGTCGTACCAATCTTCTTGCACCCGAAAGTAGTCCGGCCCGCTGAAGCCCGGCAGCGTGAAGCGCCGCAACAGGAGGGCGCCCGGCGGGGCGTAGGTGGGCCCGGTGGGCTGGTTGAGGTCGCCGACGGGGATAGCGCGCTGATACTGGCAACCGGCCGCGTCGCGCACGTACACCGTGACGGTGCCGGGCTCGGTCGCATAGGTGGTTTTGCCAGCTACGAAGGAATTGGCATCCGCAGACAAGCTGCTGGCCCAGGGCGCGTGGCTGGTTTCTACGTGCAGCACGAAGCCTGGCACGTCGGTGCGCAAGTCGTAGCCTACGCTCAGGTCGCAGGTGGAAGCCGGCGGGGCGGGCGCTACCGTGAAGCGGGCGAACGGCTCAATGCGGGTGGCGTAAAGCGTCACCACCTCCTGGCCCTCATAGCGGGTGCGCAGTAGCTCGCCGTCAGCGCCCGGCCAGGCGGTGGGCTCGCCGCGCGGCCGCCCAGCTGGCTGGCTCTCGTCTAGGGCGCACTCTTCCACCACAATGCGCCGCGGCGCATCCTCGTAGGATACGATGCGGTAGACATTGTAGGCCGGGTAGTCGAGAGTGAAGAGGGAGGTGAGCGCCACACTTCAAAGCTCCGAATCGGCCTGACCGGACTACCCATGCGGGCGGGGAAAAACGGGGAACAGCGGGCGGCGCAAAAGCCTTCAACTCACTGGCGTGATGAATTTGCTACTACTCTCATTCCTGCTGAATGACCGCTAACCCCTACCCAGCACCCGCCCATTGCGGTCCAGCTCCAGCTGCAATACTCCGCTGAGCGCGCGGCCATCGGCCGTAATTACTACGGTATGCTTGTAGGTGGCCGGGGCACTGGCAGCCGCAGGCGCGACGGTGGGGTTGAACGTGCGGCTGGTGCTGGCTGGATTGGTGGATATTCCCTTGCCTGCACTGGCACCCTTGCCTCCCGAGCCAGCGAAAGCACCCAGTGCCCCAGCTGCTATTACAAGGGCGCCACCGGCGGCAATCTGCGCAATACCCAGGCCTTGCGCACCGGGCACGACCAAATTGGCTGCGCCCAGCGTAATCAGGTAAGCCCCGAACTGCGCGCCCAGACTAGCCAGGCTGCCTAGTATCGCCTTGCCAGCCGCTTCCAGCGCATCAGTACCCTCGCCCAGCGCACTGCCGATGGATGTGCCAATGTTGGCGAACGCCTGCGCCGGGAAGGCCGCCAGCAGGGCTTCGGTGTTGGTATTGAAATCTGCCTGAGCCTGCGTGAAGGTGCCAAATGCTTGTTGAATCCCGCCCGTTCCCGTAATGATGCCCTGAGCAGCATTGCTGAAGATGGCCTTGTAATCTGGCGAGACTACCTGCGGCAATTCTAGGGGCGGTGGCGTGTTGACCTTAAAATCAGGTGTCTCGAACAGCTTTTCGCTGCCCTTCACTGAGCGCGCCATCAGCAGTGCGTTATCGCCCAGCGTGTTGTTGAGGTTGCGCAGGTCAGCCACTAACTTCTGCACGGCTGAGCTGGCCGGCGAGAAACCCGCATCAATCAATTTTTTGATGCCCGACTCAGTAGCCGACTGCCGGTTTTTGAGATAGTCGTACTGGTCACCCAGCGCCAGGCTCTCATTGGCTACCGTGCGCAGGCTCTTCTGCACGTCGGTATAGGCCTTCTGCATTTCTTTCGAAGCAATGCCCAGCGCGTTGAGGCGCTTAATCTGTGCCTCCAAACTGGCAATGAGCTGATTGCTGGCGGCAATCTCCGCCTCTGTGGTCAGGTTGGGTTTGGCGTCCTTGGCATCCTTGAGCTTCGCCTCCAGCGCCGCCAGCAGCCCGAGTTGCTTGGCCGCCGCGCCGGCTTGTTCAGCCAGCACGCCGAGCCGCACATTGTTGAGGGCGTCGAGGTTGGCGCGCAGCTGCGGAAACACGGCGTTGAACTCCGTGGCCTGCTGGCTTAGCACCAAGATTGGGTTGGCTTCCTGCACCCGCACCGTGAAGCCCAGTAGGTTGGCAATGGGGTCGATGAGGCCGTAAAACGCCTGGCTGGCCCCACGGGCGGCCTGGCTGAAATCGCCCGTCAGCAGGTTGGTGATGCCACTGATGGTACCGCTCAGCACGTTCAGCACCGAAGAAACGCCCACGGCAGCCTCGCGGAACGTTGTGCGGAAGATGCTGGCGGCTGATACCATATCACCCAGGTTGCTGCCTGCACTGGCTCGCATGGTGCTGAAAGCCTCGCCGATAGCACTGGCGGCTGAGCTAGCCGAACTGGCTAGGTCGTTGAACAGAGTAGCACCCTCGCCCGAGCTGAAGTAATCCGTTAGGTCTGCCCAGTTCTCGTAAATCAAATACGCCGCCGCGGCTACGCCAGCAGCTACCGGCAGAATCGGGCCCAGCGCCGCCAGCGAGCTGATGCCCAGCACGCTGAAACCGGCCGTGATGGCGGGCAGCGCCGCGCCCAGCGTACCCACGGCCACGAGCACTGGCCCCACGGCGGCCGCGATGCCAGCCAGGCCTACGATGAGCGTCTGGGTACCTGGCGAGAGGCTGGCAAAGGCGTTGGCAGCCCGCTCCACAAAGCTGCTGAGCCCGCCCAGCAGGCCCGGCAGGTTGAGCGCCTTGCTGATGCCATCACCGAACTTGGCCAGGGCCAGCGTGCCGGTATCAACGAAGTTTTCCAGCTGGTTTTTTAGCCCCCCCGTTACGCCCGGCAGCTTGGCCAACTCGTCGGTGAGCACAGCAATAAAGTCGGTGCTGCTCTTGCCCTGCTTAGCCAGGCTGGCGCTGATGGTTTCGGAGTCTACCGTGCCGTAGAGGCGCTGGAGCGCTCCCGATACGGCTGGGGCCGCTTCGATGATGGGGCGCAGGTCCTGGGCCAACACCTTGCCCTTCGCGCTGAGCTGAGTTAGCTGCACGGTTACACGGTCAAACTCGCTTTTGCCCCCGCCGGTGGTGGCGATGGCGTTGGCGAAGGCCTTGATGCTTTTGGCCGATTGCTCGGCTGAAATGCCCACCGCGCGCAGGCGCACATCGCCCGTCACGGCGCCCTCGAAGCCCAGGCCCGGCAGCTTGGCGATTTCTTGCAGCTGAGCCATCCGGGCCGTGGTTTGCTCGGCAGCAGCGCGCACGGCGGTGAGGCCCGTCACGCCCTGTTTGCCCAGCTCTTGCAGGGTGATAGCTTCGAGGCCCTTTTTTAGGCTCTCAATCTTGCCGCTGGCCGCCACGGCCGCCCCGCTGAACAAGGCCAGCGGGGCGGTAACGTACTGCGTGAGGTTGCTGCCGATGTCTTTGAGCCCCTCGCTGAACTTGACGAGCCCGCTGAGCTCCTTGCGGGCGTTGGCCATCGCGGCCCGAAAGCCCGAGATTTCGGCACCCAGTACGACGGAGACGGAGGCAAGAATATCAGCCATTTGCTATAATAGGTCTTTATCTAATTCAGCGACGCGGGCCAGCTCCGCCAGGTATTCGGCTTCGGTGAGCTGCGGGCCGGCGGGCAGGTCCTCATCGCCCGGCAGGGCCATGATTTGGGCGGCCGTTTGGGGCTCCGTATCGGGCGGGCGCAAGCCATTGCGCACCTCAGCCAGCACGAGGCGCAGGCGGTGCAGGCGAGCCAGCTCCCGCCGGTGGTAGCCCTGGCACATGCGGTCGAATTCTGCGAGGGTAAGCTCCCAGAATTCGACCGGGTGCAGCGCTAGCTCGCCGTAGGCAAAGTTTTGGTGCTGGCCCCACTCGTCTCCTGGTTCGGCGCTGGCTTCGGGGCTTGAGCTATCAGCGCCGACAGCAAAGGGTTTTTATCGACTTGGATAGCGGCCCAAATAGCGGCCGCAATGGCATCGCCCTCCGCTTGGGGCAACTCTTCCATCAGGTCGAGCGCATCAGCCACTTCGAAAGGCTTACGCGTGGCCCGGCGCACAGCAGCAGCCAGTAGGTGGCCGATGGTGCCCAGCAGGTCGGCAGACATGCGCTCGCCGATATCAACGAGGTTGGTGCCCGTCGTGCTGGTGTAGTCGTGCATTACGGCCAAGCTGAAGCGCACAGCCAGCGGCTGGCCGTTGAAGGTGATAGTGACCTCGCCACGGGCGGCGATGGGGGCGGTGTTAACTGTCATGTTTTTGCTGAAAAAAGAAGAAAAATGGGCTGGCTTTCGCCCAGAAAGCCCCGCCGGAATCCGACGGGGTTTTCTGAGCTTCAGCAGTTGGTTGTTAAAGCGCGCCGCCCTCGCCGGCCGGTGGGGTCAGCGTCTTGCTCAGCGGGCCGGTACCGGTCAGGCTGACCGAGCCGCTGGCGTTGCCTTTGTTGGCGCCCTTGATGTCGGACTTGTTGAGGTAAACGAACCCGCCGTAGCGGGCCGCCCCCACGCCGGTGCCCAGCGTGACGCGCATGAGAATCTTGCGCTTGGCGATTTGGTAATCGACGAGATTTTCCAGGCTCACGCCATCGGTGGCGTCGGTTTCGGTATTCTCATCGGTGAGCTGGCGAGCCGTCAGGTCGGCCGAGCCCTCGAAGGAGTGCTGGCCGGCCACGACTTCTTTCCAGTCACCGGAGTCAACGCAGTCGACTTCGTCCATCTCGGTGGTGATGGTCAGGCTGACGGAGCCCACGCACCCGATGCGGGTGAACGTACCCGAGCCGGCGGTCTTTTCGACGTAGAGGCCCACGTCTTTGCCTTTTACTACGGTTTTTGCCATTGTTTTTACAGAAA